GGGAAATCGGGCCCGGCGAGGTTGGTGCGCTTGTTCCAGGGCTGGAAGCGGCGCAGCTCATCAATCGAGGGCCAAGAGCCATCGAACTGCACCGCGCGATCGTCAATCGTCACGAAGGCCGCCGGCTTCTCAAGCGGCCACTCGATCGCGTCAAACACCGCAGCAGCGTCGATTTCGAGGCGCGGCGCCTCAAGCAGGATCGCCATCGCGGTGTAAGCCTGCATCGCCTCAAGCCCGCCAGGTTGGTTCGAGCGCGAGGAGAAAATCGCGACTTTGAACTTCTGTTGAGCCCGCACGATGAAATCGACCACGCCAGGAACAGGCGGATCAGCGATCACCGCGGCGCCGTGCCACCCGGTCATGTAGGAATGCACGACGCCGTCAAAATCGAGGCACAGGGTTGGTTTAGCCATTGCTCGCAGCCTTCCGCAGCTCGACCGCGATTTGCGGCGTCATCATCTCGCCCGGCAGCGCCACCTTGCGGCCACCGAACTCGAAAACCTGGACCTTGCCGCCCTCCTCGTACCGCATGATCAGCGATCCGATACCGGGGACGTCGGCAAGCTGTTCCTTGAGGAGCGCGATGCTCATCAGCGAACGCGCCGAGGGCACGAACCGCACTTGATCACGGCAGCGTCGCAGAAGGACGCGCCGGACGTGGTGCAGTAATCGGCCGCCTGCCCGCACTCAGGCCGCGGGCAATAGCGCTCCATGCCGCGCGAGCCGCATTTCGCGCACGGATTGGGCGGCGGCATCTCCGTTGCAGCGGCCTTGGCAACCGCCTCGCCGTCGCGCGGATCGAGCTTGGCGCGCAGATAGTTCAGCGCCTCGCCGAGATCGGTGCACGCGAGCACAAGCGGCATTTGCCCGTTTTCCTGCATGCGCCCGACGACGAAGCCGCCATCCGGCAGCCGATCAATGCGGAAACCGTCCATTTAAGCACTCTCCCAGGAGCCAGAACCGCCGCCGGATCGCCGACGCCCCGAGTAGGGTTGCCGGTCCGGTCTTTTCCCCGGCGGTTCATCGTAAACAATGCACATCAGGCCGAAGCTATCGGCATCGTGCGAGGACCAATCATGGTCGGGCCCGAGCCCGACGTTGCGCACGTCATCCGAGCGCTTTTCGTGATACCAGCCGAGGCTTTCGCGGCCGGCTTCCGTCGTGGCCGCGTTGAAGTGAACGCGGTTGAACACGCGGCGCGCGGTTTCGATGCGAGCCCTTGCGGCGCCGAGCCCCTGATTTGGGATCACCAGGACGTCAAAGCCGGCATCCCGAAGCGCGCTTTCGTAACTGGTCGCGTGGACCTTGTCGCCTTGCTCGCCGTCATGCGGCAGATAGATCAGGGCCGAGCCATACTTGCGCTCGCGGAGCCACTCGACATGTGTTGCGAGCGGCTGACCTTGAGCGGTGTAATGATCGAGGACGTTGATCTTCGCCCCGATGAATTGCGCAATCCAGATCGAGACGGCATCAGCCCGCGCGCCGGTCCCGCCGATGTCGAAGAACGCATAGACGCGAGCGAGAGGATCACGCGGAACGAACGTGATGCGATCCTGCGCTTTCGCTTCAGCCAGCTGCTTCGCGTAATAGGCGCCCTCGACCACGGTAATAAAACCACCCTCCCACAGGTGATCGTATTGATCGGGCCTGTTTTCGAGATCAGCCAGGCGCTTGACGTTGAGCGTTGACGGAAACCATGGGTTATCGCGCCAATTCAGCTCAATGATCTTGCTTTGAGGCGGCGGGTTTTCCCTGAAACGCTTATGCGTCGCGCTGTTCTTGCGCTCCGGGTTCCAGGTGGCCCACACTTCCGCGCCTTCCTCGCGGACCGTGTTGTCTGCCTTCTGCCAGGCGGTTTCAGACACCCGCTCAGCCTCATCGACCCACAAGAGCCGGATACGCGATTTGCTCTTGATGCTGTCAATGTTGTGCCGAAGCCCGGCGAAGGCGAAGTTGATCCGGCCGTCGCGGGTCCGGATGTACTCTTTCCCGACCTCATAGACGCGATCGAGCCAAGGCGTGCTTTGGATCGCTTCCGCGACCTCCGAGAACGAGCTATCCGCCAGGCTGTTGACGAACTCGCGGGCGCAGACAATGACGCCCGTTTGGTTCGCTTCAGCGCACTGATAGCCCCTCACGGCCGCCATCGTGGCGAAGGAGCGCGTCTTGGCCGATCCGCGGCCGCCATAGGCCCCGCGGTACATTGCAGGGCCAGTGAACACCGGGACGAGCTTGGGCGGCAGTTGAAGCCTAACCTTCATTGTCCGAGACGCCGCACCCAGCGCCGTTTTGGTTCCGGACGAACCGCAGGCTTGCGCCGACGCGACGGCCGATCATGCTCGCCGCCGGCCGTCAAACCCATGTCGATAAAGCCGGCCGCACGAAGCGACGTTCCCGGCTCATCCGGGAGCGTGTACGTCCAAGCCTCACGATACCCGAGAGCCTTGGCAGCGCGGCAAAGCGAGCCGTAAAGCATCGAGCAGGCGTTTTCGGCGCCGATCGTGGCCACGCGCGTGATCACACCCCGCCCGGTCCCCTGCCATACCCGCGGCGGATTGCCGAACACGGCAACGCCGAGGCATTCGCCGGCATCGTTGACGACTTGCGCAGCGAACAGGCCGCCCCGCACATCCGGCAAATGCCGATGCCAGGCTTTGACCTGTTTACGCGCCGCCTTCACAGAGCAGGGCGCAACGCGCATCACTCGCCCGTCGCCGCGATCAGCTCGATCACGGTAACCTTTTGCTCGATCGGCTTGTCGCCGCCCGAAAGGATTTGCTCGACCTTGTCGCCGTACTTCTTTGGCGCCATGCGAGCCATCAACCATTTGCGAGTGTCAACCCGCAGGCGCGAGCGCTGGATCACGTCCGTGTTGACGTGCTCGCGGCCCTCGTCATCCTCGTAAGTGTCGTTCCGCCCATCGTCGGAAATCTCGATGATCTCCTCAGCGAAGGCATCCGCCCGAGCCGCCGTCGCGCGCGCGTATTGCTCCGAGAACGCGCTATGCCTTTGAAGCCAAAGGAAAACGGTTGAGGCCGCAGGCATGTTTTCGTCACGGCAGATCGCACGCACGCTTTCCCCTTCAGCGATACGGCCGAGGATCAGCGCAGCGATTTCTTCCGAATACTCAGACGGGCGAGCCATGACACGAGGCTATCAGCCGAGATCGTTCGCAAACTGGCCCATGATCGACAGGAACTCATCGGTTTGAGCGTCGATCTTGCTTGCCACCGTCCCCACGGCATTAGCGACCGTGTCCCGCTGGCGAGCGAGCGTCGATTTCAGGATTTCGATTTGCGCCGCATGGATGTCCGCCATCTGCTTCGCGTGATCTTCCATCATCTGCTTGACGGAAAGGCCGGCATGAGCGGGTTGCGTGGACATGGGCTTGCTCGAAGGTTGAGCCGGGACTGCCGAGGGCATTGTCTCACCGGCGTTTTGTTTCTCAGGGATCAGCGCCACAGGCGGCAGCTTGATCGCGTCGCGGATTGCGGCCTCAATCTCGACGTCGGACGCCGTAGCATCGACGGCCGCGGAATGATCGCCCCAGCGCAGCATGATCCGGCCGGCTTCAATCGCCATCGTAAGCGAGTGAATGCCAGGCACATCGGCCATGCGGGTTTTGAGATCGGCAACGGACATTTGACGCCCCGGCAGCAGTGGGGAGGGCGGCAAGCTGACCCTTACTTGGGTCTGCCCCCTCCCCTTCTCGCTGCGTGTTATGTTTGCCGGCGCATCGTCCCGCCGGCTGGACCATCCGGCGCATCGCGTCCCCACTCAGGGCTTATCGCGATTGTGCGCGCCGAGCGCCAAGGAATTGAGCGGAGGCGGAAAGGCCGCCCGGGTTTACAACGCCCGAACGGCCCTTCACTGGCGCCACATTACATGACCCTAGCCCCTGATCATGGACACAAGCCGCCCGGCGGGTGAAAGGTGGGAAACCCCCACCGGACCGGCCTTCAGTGCGCCCGACATAGCGATGATTTGGCGCGAGCGCTCAAGAGAGCGCGCGGTGCATATTGGGCATAACTGTAACATTTCGTGATGATAGGGCCTATTGCCCTTTAGGGCGAAAAGCCCTATATAGAGATCACCGACGCAGCGGCGTCGCCCACAAACAGGAGCCTACCCCATGACTTTCCACTTTCACCGCGACAGCATCTATACCGGCACCGCTCGCTTTGACGGTTCGGCCCGCGCGCTGACCGAGGATGAGATGTTCAAGTCC